CTTCAATGCTTTGAAGGTATAGTCGAGAATGTTGTACAGTGTCTCGCCATCTTCTGCGGTGAGCTTCTTCGGATCGATCCGTTTCATATCCTTGTATTAGCCGAGTTTGATTCGGGAATTTTTATTTAATCTCAAAAAGCTCGATAGTATCGAATTTCTTTACTTTCTTTCTTTGAAAAATTTTTGGCATGTGGCAGCAAATAATGAGTATTCAGGATAGATTTTTGCCAAATTTTTGACAAAAATCTATCCTGAAAGCACGATCCTACCGATGCTCACCACGGCTATCGCCGCCCACACGTCCCTCTGTCTCTTTGCGATCACATGTTGGTGCTCTAGCCTTTTGATTTTGGCTTTCAATGTCTCCAAGTGTTCGTTCAATCTCGAGAGCGAAGTCTCGGCAGCGCTCATTTCCATCTCGGATTTCGCTAAGGAGCTCTCGGTCTGCTGCAGTCTGTTCCTGCAATCGGTGAGCTCTCTCTGCAGCGCGATCAATTCCCTCGTGGATCCGTCCGAGCTCTTCTCTAGCATTTTGATTTTCTCTTCTTGCAGTGTCAATTCCGCTCTGAGCTTCGCTGACGTCTCTTTCAATGTCCTGAACTGATCCGCCGACATCACTACTTCCTGCTCCGTAGTCTCCTCGCCATAGGAAATAGCCGGCCACCAGCAGGAGCAGAGCAGCAACACAGCAACGAGCGAGACGCATTTTGTCTTCTTCCACATTTCACACTTTCAATTATAGTACAAATCGCTAAGGATTGCGAATTTTGGCTCTAGCAGGCGTTCGCGGTTTCCTTTTGATAAATCACTCAAAGAATGGGGCGCCAACGTCTGTCAGAGCCATTTAATTCAATCGCATATTTTCGATATAGCCGCTTTTTATATATCCAGCTCCTTACAGTAGTCGTAAGTGGCATTGGCGCGATTCGCGTAACCTTCCGCATACTCATCGCAACCAGCCGCATGCGCATACTGGTATTTAAAAAGCGCGCACAGTACGTCCAGGTCTCGCAGGTCATAATTCCACTGCCGGTTGGAAAGGAAGCGGCACACCACGGAGGTCGAAGTCGGGCACCACATACCTGCGTAGATCGTGCAGCGGGTGTCATCCAGATTCGGGATCTCCCATAATTCATCTACGTAGTACAAGCAGTCCTCCGCCAGCTTCTCTCGCTGAGCAGACTGGCCGTCAGGAGAATTAAGCAGCTCTTTCAGCCCATCGAGGTCTCCGCTGTAGTAGATATCCGAGTAGGGCCGCCCAGAGTAGTAATCACCTCCTGGGATACGGCTGAGCAAGTCCTCCGCTCTGTCCCCTTCCCACTGCGATACTCCGATCGACGGATAGTCTCCGGCGGTCGAGCAGGAAACTGAATCGAAGTCTCCCTCTACTCCTACTGCAATAATTCCGTCAGCAATGGCCTTAGCCAACTCTTCTCTAATCATGGGATGCCTCCTTCTTCGGTACGAACGGGAATTGGCCCTTGGGCGGATCCTTGGGTTTCTTGGCCTGAAGCTCCGCGGCATCCGGTCGCCCGTCATTATTTTTATCGACATTAAATACGGAAAGAAAGGTCACGGCAGCTACTACGGAAGCTGCCGTGTATTCTTTGAAATAGGACACAAGGAGCGGAAGGTCGGGTTCCCCTGTCAGCATCCACTGATATAACCAGCCGACCACGAGGAGCGCGCTGATCAGTGCAAGACCGATTCCGTAAAACCACACAATGCGCATGGACGACTTCGCCTCGCGAGTACGCTTCCGCTCACGATTGATCCGTTCGATCAGCCATTTAAACTTTTCGTTCATACTCCATCATCCTCATCTTTCGAATGTCGGTCATCATATGCGTGCCGGAACCATTACCGCCAAGCACATGATAAGCCGCATAAATCTCCTCGGCGATCGATGCATCATCGTATGTGATGAACCCATTACTTGTCGACTCCCGATGAATCCGACAAAGCTCCATCTTGAGAAGTGCGCGCGTCCCATTTTCCATTCCCTTCTGCCGAGCGGAAAGTCCGCGCTGCTTATTCCATGCATAGCCGAAGATGAAAGCACCCACAGCGTAAGCAATCTGCAGGTAAAAAGAAACCAATGCTGAATCCATAGTCCCTCCAATAAAAAAGACCTCCATCGGAGGTCTTTGAAATCAAGAAATCAAGGGGTTACCGTTCCGGTTCCAGTGCCGGTGCCCGTAGTGCAGTGGCAGAGGCCGTAGCCTGCGAGCGCCTGATATGGGCTCGCGGTGATATACGCGGGCTGTGGGAATGGGCGAAGCTGACCGACAATCGCAGATGTCTGCAGCATCTGGGACAGGTTGAAGTTTGCGCTCTGCAGGTCGCGATCGCGATCCGCCAGTCTGTCTCTGAGATCCTGAATCTGGCTCGCCATCATCATTCCGCGGGTCTTCTCAGCCTCCTCATGGAGCGCTGTTTTCAACTCGCATGTGTTTCTGTATCCTTCCGCTCTTACTGCATCAATGTTGCGGTTTGTTTCACAGCAACAGTTCTGCTGCGCGAAGCGGTTCTCAGCAAGCTGACTGCCGAGGGCATAGTTGCCCTGCATGACCGTTTTTTCGAGTCCTGCCTGCCCCTGGAGCATGGTGGTATTGAGAGAAAAGGTTGAATCCGCAAGTCCATAGGAAACGCCGCGGAGCTGGCCCATCTCATCCTGATGATTAAAGCCCTGCTGCATTTCAGCCTGTGTCAGCCCGGAGCGGTTGCCGAAGCCACCCCAGCCTCCTCCCATCATAGCGAAGATGACGATCACCCACATCAGCCAGGCACCACATCCGCCGCCCCAGCCATCGCCATTGGTGGCAGCCGGAGTCCCGACATTCATTACTGGTGTAATTCCTTCCATTTTTTCTGTTCCTCCTTTACATGGAATATACGAAATCTGAGTGCGCACATCAGAGTTTCAATCCGAATGGAGAAAGAAACTGACCGAGCTGTTCGTCACTCCACCCCTTCTGGCGGGCCAGGTTACGGACGATAGCTTTCATTTCATCAGGGTTCTTGCCCTGGCCCATCTGCATCGCACGGCCCATCAGAGGATCAGTCCCCGCCATCTGCTGGATCATTCCTACGGGATTTTGTGCCTGTTGCAGCATGCCGATTAATTGGAACGGATTCATGGTCTTTCTCCTCCTTCATCGAATTAAGCGTCTTTTCCATCTCCTCCACCTTCGCCTGCAGCGCTGCCAGCGCGCCGTCGGGTGCTGCTTCCTGCTTGGGTGGTTCCTTGGATACAACGTAGACTTTGAATACCGGCATCCCGTTAAGATCTATCGACTTCTCATAGATCTTTCCTTCAGCCGGGGAGGGGAAATAGGACGGTGTCCCATCCAGCATGACCTGTGCCGCTCGTGCTTCCTCAATGCCTGTCACCAAGTGCCCGCGAACGGACATGGGCTGAGGCGGACGCTGCATCTGCCGCTGCTGTTCGAGCATGGCCAGCCTGTCTTGCATTTGAGGCGTAGCGCCGTAGTAACCCGTTGGATAGAATTCTCCGTACATAGTATCCCCTCCTTACGATCCCATTGTAGCTGAAACGAGAAATGGAATGGTGTCACAAAATCCCTAAAAATATCCCAGCTTTTTGCCCGATTTGTACATCTTTTTAGAGATACGCCGTGCAATCCTAGCAATGCTCTTTCTCGTAAGAGACTGGTCAATAGCAATCTCCTTGAACGTCATCCCTTCAATAAGTCTCATGTGAATGTATTTCTGCTCGTCGAGTGTAAAGATGGCGGCTTGAAGCATCGCATCAAGCTCTTCGCGGTCAACCGTCTTTAGCCATTCTTTAACCACCCTTCGCTCAGGTCCCATGATAATCACCTTTCCTTTCGTTGCTCATGATGATTGTATCAAAATTCTTATGATATAAGAATTAGATGGTGGCTACGTACTGTTTGAATAGTTTACCTTCTGACATATCTGGGTCATCCCAATAAAGAGCCTTGGCCATTGCGATATACTTTTCAGGGTCTTTGCCTAAGACGTTTGAGACTCGTCTTTTGCAATTTTCTGATGGCTCATGAATTATCTCCTGTCGTTTATTCCGTTCTTACCCAAGCTCTTACCACGTATGCAGGGGGCTGAACGGTATCGGAAGAACCGTAAATGGGGTTAGATAGCGAGGCATCAATATTAACGCTTACATTAGAGTTGCTACTATCATTCCCCTGTGATCCAATACACCCATAGGCTTTGCCATCTGTTTTGACTAAGAGTGCTCCATTATTTTCATGATACGGAGTTGTTTGAGCGCTATAAGTGCCTAGTGTGCCATTAACAGCCCACGCTGTACTCCCTATAATATTCGGCAAGCCCGCACCTCTCTGTGTCCCTGCTTTACTAGCTGCTCCTGTCTGTAAGCAAAGGTTGGCAGGTACTTCTTCCCATGTGCCGTATTGCATAAACGGGAAATCTGCTTTAGTTTTGCTCTTGTCAGCAGACATATAAACAGTGCCGATGGGGTAGAATATGTCAATAATTGCTTGCATTCGCTTGTCTCGCACTGCAAAGACTGCTGAACCATCTGTCATTGTTTTCATGTTATCTCCTTAAATTTAACACCATAAATACGGGTGATGATACAGTTTTCAGTCCACACCGGGAATGTTGTAGTTGTGAAGCCCCTAGATTTTCCGCACCAAATGCGCCAATATTGTTCACCACTGATGAGAGATATTGTTGCACCACTTTCACCACCTTTTAGGGCAATAGACCTTGCGATTCTGTAATTCAATTCTGCGGTACTTATGTATTTGGTATTAAAGGCATTTAAAGCATTATCGGTATACTCAATATACAAGCCATCAAAATCTGTGTACGGCTGTGAAAGCGTAATAGTCCCTGTAGCTAATTGTGTGTCCATTAAGAGTGTCAATTCATCATCATCAAATTCTGTAGGATAACTACGCTTCTGTAAAGTGTTGTAAGCATTTTTCCACTTCTTAGCTTCATCTGTACTTTTGCTATCCACATATTCCTTTGCACATACTGTTTTCACGCTAAACTGAGCTGTTCCATCATCAACTATTACCCCCCCCGATAAAGATGACATATCAGGTTCTGTTGCTCCTGTTGTCCCAGCGGTCGTACATTCAAGGTACAGGTAAGAAGGGAGGTTAGGTGAATATGCAATATCACCCACAGCATATGCTTTGTTTCGAGCAAGAATGTTCAGCCCTGCGTTAAATGTCGTACTTTCTCCGTCACCTTTTGTGACAGTTACTTTGCCATTTGATTCTGTGACGGACTGAACGTACTGAGTAGGAAGATCATATTTGGTAGCAACCTTAACCCACAAACTAAAGTTGAATTTCACATTTGAACGATTGAAACAGGTGCGTACCCACATATTTCCGCCTATATCGAGAAGTAACTGGGCAATGTAATAATAGTAAGATGTTAAGTTTGTAAACGTACCACCCTTACTTGAAGAACTTGCACCATTTCTCACATTAAATAAGTAGAAAGCTGTTTTTGTTGGACAATTTGACACTGTTTGTACATATGCACTATCAAGGCATGACCATGAAGGATAGGATATGCACTTAATATCATTTAAGTCTGTTATTGTATGTTTTATATCTTTCCTACCTGTGTCTGTGATGGGGAAGACTTCAGTCAGTTTAGCATAAGAAGTAGGGTCAAACAGTTTTGCATTTTCTGCACTCTGAGCTGCTGCGGTAGCACTTTTAGCTGCATTGGTTTCACTTGTCTTTGCATTGGTAGCACTTGTAGATGCACTAGAAGCACTAGAAGCAGCTGCCGATGCACTATTAGCACTTGCCGTTTCACTCTGCATTGCTGCCTTTGCACTGTTAGCGGAATTAGTCGCAGAGAACGCACTCGCAGAAGCATTGGACGCAGAAGCACTAGCCGAGGTCTTTGCTTCCTCAGCCCAAGTCTTTGCTGACTTATTGCCAGTTACTCCATCTGGACTACCATCTGACATCGACCACGCCTTGGCTGTATTGGCACTCGCGGCTGCATTCGTCTCGCTAGTCTTGGCATTCGCTTCGCTCGTCGCCGCTGCACTCTTGGATGCGGCAGCAGCGTTCTCACTCGCCTTAGCCGCACTCGCGCTCGCGGACGCTACATTCTTGGATGCGAGTGCCTGCGCAGCCGCCTCCTGTGTGCTTGTCATTTTTGTTTCTGCATCGTCCTGATCCCATACGACGACGGCATTTTTGTAGGTGCTCCCGCCAGGTGCACCGACTTTCAGAATATATTTGCCGCTCGGCTTTTTTGCAAAAACGGGCTCGCCCTGATGGAGCTTGGGGTTTACTTTTTCCCATTCCTCCACAGATGCGACGGAAAATTCTATGCGCGCATTCGTTTCTACTGCCATGATTCCTCCTTATTATTCTGTACGAATCCAAATGAATAATGCAATGTACTTCGGTCGGCTGTCCCACGACTTTCCAGTGCCAGTCGGGGAAATCGAGAGCGAGTGCTTGTGTGCTGCAACGTAAGATGTACGCCCTGTCCAAGCTCGGGAAGCATCAAACACGAGATTTTGTCCATCCCAATCCGTGTACTGTTTTGTATGCCCTCCTCCCCCTCTATTGTAAAAAGCTCCGGATGTCGGATTGCCATTATATACCCCTATAAACGATCCCGTAATGTTCATATTCCCACGATCATGGTCATGCCCTCCGGCTTCACCCATGATATATTCATGGGTATGGGATGGCATCTCATCCACAGTACTCGTGTGAGTATTGCTCCCGCCCTTTTCGCCCACTTTTGCAGTATTCCCAGCGGACATAATAAAGGTCTTTTCTTCGAGGAGTTCCCAGGTGGTGCCGGTGTATTTAACGGATGGATTTTCGGGATTCTTCGTCATGATGACGTCGCCGATCCTTGGATAGGTCATTCGCCGGATGTTCTCAAGGACGGACGTGAGGTCTATATTCCCATTCGCGTCCGGTTTGATGCTATTCACCGAGCCTACAAAAGTTTTACGTAGATTTGAGACGAGGCCGGTATAGTCGTCATCCATCGCATCGAATCCGGCTTGTACGATGACCTGCGCTATAGCCGCAGCCATGATCGTCGCCTGCTTATAAATCTTGTTGTGCAGCGCAGGAACGGCAATGCCCGGAACCACGCCGGAGACGCGTTGTGAGTCTGTCTCGTATTCATTGTCTGACAGGATATTTGCGGGAGCGACGCCTTCTGCAAATACCTTAAAATTAGATTTGGCCATTCATTACCCCTCCGTTTGCTTAACCTGCAACCAATGTGACTTATATCCGCTATAGTTGAGAGTATTGTAATCGTATGCAAAGATCGGCATGCCGCTGGTATCGATAAAGGCGAGCGCGTTAATCCGAACGCCTTCCGGCTTCGGGATGATATAACCATGCATGATGAGCTCGCGCATGAGACCTGTGTACTGCCCCACCAGCACGATATTGTAAGACATGTCCTGCAGATCCTGGATCTGTATACCTAGATTCTCCGGGAACAGATTCGCCCACATTTCGTAAAGCTCGAGTACGTTCCCTTTCCACACATTCTGCACGATTCTTGCTTTGATCATCGTGCGGAAGACGGAGTCCGTGATCAGGGGAGCGTCTTCGATATCCGCTGGAGCATAACCTTTAATAAAGTCCGATTCCGCCATATTCACTGGGGTAGGTGTCGGGTACACGGTATAGACCGATTCATCGCCGCTGTCCTTTTCCATCTCTTCCGGTGTCGGGCAGATGATGTCTCCTCGGCCCAGCGGAGTTGGTTCAAAGTCCAGATCGCGAGACGTACCGACGCAGTAACCGATGATATCGAGTTGGTCATCGTGAGCGGTTTCCAAGTCGAACATTTCCACGACCTTCAGAATGAATGTATCCAGATTGCAGTTATAGTCCACCATCTTTCGTATCATGTCATTGAAGCGCGGGGCGAGGCGATATTCCGAAGTGATGAGCTCCCTGTAGTATTCCTTCGTCGGTGTAATCATGATTCTACCTCAATGAAACTATAGTCGGGACTTGCCACCTCGTTGTAATTGATATCGACGTCTCCCGCTGCCATGGATCCGGACGAGCGGCCGATCGTGATGGAAGAGATGCCAAATAGCGGCTTGCTCGGGATTGGATTGCATCCCACGACAACGCCGGTCAGCATAGAAATGGACACGTCACGCCCGATTTCCATTCCTTTGATATATTCGTAAATCGCACTTTTTACGGTCGATGACAGACTGGAGATATAGCCGGTGTACTTTTTAACCTTCACGTGCACATGGATCGGCACATAGATTGGCCGATAGAATCGGACGGTATTGATGTATTCATTCTGGTCTTTGACCTTGACCACCTTCGTGCCGTTCGTATAGCAGCCGATCCCTTTATGATAAAGAATCGCCTCCGCGATTTCGTTATCATCGCCACCTTCGACCACGCAGGTGATTGAGTGCGGCGGAAGCCCAAAGGGGTTATTCTTCTCATCCACGGCCGAGAGATTGGTGTCATTCTCGTAAACCGACACGCGCGCCACATTCTTCAGCGCACGGAGTGCGCCAAGCGTTCCTTCCAACATAGTCTGAGACGGGTTCGATACAGAAATGGTCTGCCGATTTCGGAGCTCGCCGTCCGTCTCGATAGCATTCCCCGGAATGGCCGACACCTTGTTTTCGACCGCCTTCCATCCCATCGTCGGTGTGTTGATCTGCGTAATATCTCCCGGGAGTGCTGTGATCGCTCCAGCCACGCTGCAGGTGGCTGTGGAAAGCACGCTGCCGTCCGATCCGATCACCACAGACGCCGGCAGATTCCACACATTCCCAGTAGCATCTTTGACGCTACCATTTTTGATTTCCGTGAAGGCCGTGCCGGTGATGTAGAGTTCACAAGTCGAGAAACCTGCAGGTTTTCGATAAATGCCGTTCAGCTTGACTACGGAATCGAGCGCCGCCCCGATTGCAGTCGTCGGGCTTCGGGAATTGTACGCATACTGCACCGCCTGATAACTATCTGCCACCTTCAATGCGAGTATGGACAGAAATTGGTAATCCGCACTATCATTCCCAAGGTAAATGTCCGATCCGTAGATCTTTTTCATGCTTGCGATCATGTCGTCCAAAATATCCTGATAGGTTGGCATGTGAAGGCCGGATCCGTCGACATAAGGAGCAAAGTAACTCATTCTGTTCCTCCTAGATTCGATATAATGAGCGATCCGTACATGGTCTCTACCACGGCGCGGAACGTGTATTTTCGCGTGTCATTGTCATAGTTTGAATCGTATCCAAGAATCGAGAGCACACCTTTCGTCCCGGAGATGCGTTCCTTGAAAAGGAAATCCACCGCCGCTGTGTTGGATTGGCTGCCCGAGGATGCCAGAATCTTCTCAAAAAGGGGCAGACCGTCCTCTCGATCCTCCCACCACTCCGCATAGAGCAGGAGTAGTCTTGTCTTGATGGCCTGTGCGACAGCTTCCACGCCTTCGAGATAAGCATGCTTGCTCCTCCCGAATACGTAGTCACCATCGGCGTCTAACATGCGGTAAATCATAGCTAGCCTCCTATAAACACATTCGGAGAGCCTTCGGCAGCCGTACCGCCACAGGAGACGGAGTCCCCCACGCGAGCAGCCGGCTTCCCGTTGATAAATACCGATCCGCTCCCTGAAGAAATCGCCCCAGAGTGCGCCGCGTGCACGGAGCAGCCATGCGGTGCATAGATGTCCCCTACACGCGCGGCTCCCCGTCCATTGATGAACACATCCGAGGCCGCAGTAACGAGCGCCGTCGGCGGGCAGGCATCATGTCCTGTGTCTTTGTCTCCCAGTCGTGTCGCCTGACTCAATTGATATTCACCGTCCCTCCATTGATGTTGATGGTGCCGCCGACGATGTTGATGGTATCGCCGGCGATTTCCACATACGCCGATCCGGATTCATTCCGGAGCTGCACGGAGCCGGTACTGTATCCAGTAATGGTGCGCGGCTGACTCCATGGACCAGGGATGGCATAGCCGTCTGAGAGATCATGTCGGCGACAGTCGATCTGATTCTGCACCCCGCCCGACTGCCACCAGGCATCCATGCAGGCATCGCCAAAGATGACCAGGCATTCATCGCCCGGCTTCACCGGGAAGGTCAGCACATAGCCGCCCGATCTTGGAAATACAACGGGGACATCGACGAGCGGGGGGAGATCCACCCAGCGCTCTTCCCCTTCCGGGGTTAGCCGCTTTTCGCGGATTGCAGGCTGCACAGTGACCGTCTGCTCCTTCGGATCAAACGATTGGATGATCCCCGGGCAGGCCACGCGCAGATTGTTTTCCCGCTCGCGAGCGAAATTTTCGCTATTCTGGCGCCTGTCGGGCGCAAGCTCTGTCAAAGGTATCATTTATCACACCCCATTCCCATTCTGCCCACTGTTACCCAATAAGGCCGCCAGTGAACCCTTCCCATAACGGGATATTCCCTGAATTTCCGTGTACCAGTCATTACCTCGGGTATCTCCGACATGCGTTAATTCCATAACTTGGTAAATCCACTCATCATCCAGCGGAGCTTGCTGCTGCCCGGGTGTCACGCTCGCCTCATTCGCCTGCACGTTTTTTAGTTTGATGAGCGACTGAAGGTGGATGGCCGGATTCAGAAGAATCTTGAATGACAGCCCGAATTGCACCTGCTGCGGAGTCCCAACAAGCCCAGTCTCTGGGGATACGACGATCGCTTCATCCTTCCCCACATCTTGCAGTCGGACGATGTTCAGATTGCCGTCTTCCACATAAAAAGAGGCCGCGTTACCACGGCACACATTCTGTATGTAGTCATAGGGACGGCCGAAGAACACCTTGCCCCTTGGAAGCGCCTGATCCGACAGTCCATCCGATACCTGATTCACCGGCGTCTTCTCTTCACTGTCATTCGCCACAGTCTCGATAATTTTCCGGGAATTCAATCCTCGGTTCACTGTCTTGGAAATGAAATTAAGGTTCAGCTGCTGGTCACCATCGATGGCCATGAGCGTTAGGGCGTAGTCTGTATTAGAATCGCGCGATCGCGATGGCCATATGATCTTCCCATCGAATATCTTTCCATACTGCAAGTCGACGGTCGTCTTGACCTCATTCCCTGCATCATCCTTGGACGTTTCCGTCTGCTCCGCTTGATACCCCGCCTCGATGATCAGCCGGTCTCCTTCCATGACCAGCTTATCCTCAGTGTCGGAATTCAGATTATAGATACGGACGATGGCATAGAAGCCGCCTCGATCTCTTTTTTTATGGACCTCGAAAGTACAGTGCAGGTCGGAAACATTCAGCGCTTCCTCATCGTTCTTGTCTGTGACCAGTATCTTATACTTTCTAAGCCAGAGCGCACCGTTAGGTTGCGTCAGTTTCGGCTTGGCATTGGGATTTGCCTTGTCCGCGCCCCACTGTTTAGCCAGCGTGGTTTCTACCGCCGCCCCAAGGGCAGCACTCGCAAAACTCATGATGCATCCCCCCAGATTAAAACGAAGGTCGTCCCAAGTGTCTTGTTATCCGGCTGCATGATGAGCGTATCGGAAATAGGCACAATGTATGCCTCCCCGATAGAAAGATGCTTGTACTGGCCGAGGAGATTCACTCCGCATACCAGCGGCATCATGTCCACCAGAAGGTCTCCCGTACTGTTGTCATAGATCGCGGCGATCCAAGTATCATACAGATCCATATACCGGAGCACGAGCTTGATGTTGATATTCCGCTTTCCTCCCTCAAGCGTGAGCTTGAATGTCTGTGCAGACTTCGTCTGACAAGTCAATGGTATTCTGCAGTATGCCATCAGCCATCGCCCCCTTTCGATGCGTCTTCCATGGCTCGGATGGTCGATGTGGGCTCCGGCGTCGGTTGGACTTCTCCGCGGTTCGTTCCATCCCCACTTGTCCATTCTCGAGCAGAGACTTTTTCCGTCGTGACATTCGCCAGGATCAGCTGTTGAAGGTTGACTGTGGCACGAAGGCCGTATAGCGTACTGGCGTCATCGTTGACCGAAATCGATCGGATGACCATATTCTGATACTGGTTAAGACGCGTCAGCACAGTGAAGGGAATACGTGCCGCCTGCAGCTCACAGAGCTTGCGGTATGCCGAGATGGACTTCGTATAGGCTCCCACCCACTGGCCGCGCACCATGGATGCCATGCAGTCACTCATGCCGATTTCCATGGTGATCTGTACCGGTTCCAAATACATGTGATCCGAGATATTCGCCCCGGTCTGCACCGGGTGCGAGGTCACGACAGCGGTATGCTCCGTGGACACGTTCAGCACGGCATCGAAGAAAAATCCGGCGATGTTCGTCTTGCAGTAGATGAGCTCGCCCTGTTCATGCGTCCCGGCCGCCCACTGGCGGGGAAAATACCCATCCTGAAACGCGGCTTCAAGAAACATTCCCTTGGACGGCAGCGTAGCTGTCCCGCCGATCAGCACCGCATTGAGGTTCCCGAGTGTCATTCCGGTCAGATTTCCAAGGCCGAGATGAGCGCCTCCTCCCAGAGATCCTAAGATATTCATACCAGCACCCCTCTCTGATACCTCGTAGAAATGGCATCAGCGACTGCGTTTCCGATGTCCTTGGCTGAGGCATTGCTATTCGTGACATTCACGTGGATATCTCCGAATGAAATCCTGCTGCCGCCGCTATAGCCGGTCTGTACGAATCCATTACTGCCTGTGCCAGCCGTCGCTGCGTAGCTGTTTGGATTTACTGCAAAGGAGGATGTACTTACAAAATTGTTGTCGTATGCATTCTGCGCCCTGTCTACGCGATCCACCTGCACGCCATAGCCTTGATCCTCTGGACTTTCGTACTCATGAAGCAGCCGTCGCGTCATGCTGTCCACATCGTCCGTCGTCTTCATTTCCTGGTACAGGTCGCCGTAATCTTCCTCAAGCTCCTTCATGAAGAAGGCCAGCTGCAGGCGCAGGTCGTTGATGGGCCGCCCCTGCTCGATGGCGAAATCGTAGAGTGCTCCCTTTCTTCCTGCATCTGTCCACTGCGCAAGACCAAACCCGACGCCGTCGTTCACAAATTCCTCCCGGCTCATATCGCCATTAAGGAGGCGCCGCAAGTAGATTTCCTTCTCCTCCTGGCTTCCCTTCTGTACGTTGTTAGGATCTACATTCGACTCCGCCGAGAAATTACCGATAGCTGCGGCCGCCCCCTCTTTCGTAAATCCACCGTCCTTCGTGAGTATGTTCATCGCGGCCGAAGTATTCGCTTTCTCATCAGCAGAAGATTCAAATACACCACTCAGGATTCGTCCCCAAGGGCTGTTCTTCGCCGCCGATTGAACGACGACACCCAGGAGCTTGGCCGCCCCCACGAAATCGCCGCGAAGGCATAGGGCAATGGAGGCGATGAGCTTCCCTACCATCCCGGCCATTCGGCCGAGGTCCTTCAACGCCCAGGAGATGAATTCTCCGATGGACGTCCAGAATGAACGCTGGCGAGACTTCGCCTTCTCGTCAGTGTTCTTGGTGATGGTATCGAAAAGGTCGGAAATGGCGTCAAATAAATCGCCCACCCCGTCCTTCAACTCAGAAAGGCCATCTGACCAGGACGCAAGAATGCCATCCCAATCAATGCCTTCCACGAATTTGGTCACGATGTAATCGAGTCCATCCGCGATGACTTTCAAGATTTCCTTGATGGAATCAGAGATAGTGGAGAGCGTATCCCCCTCTAAGAAATTCAGCAGTTTCTCCCACACAGGAGCGAGCGTCTTAGACGACTTCCACCCATTCATGTAGTAGACGAAGTCCTCGAGGAGCAGCAGAGCTCCGCCGATCGCGATCAGGAATTTTCCAAAAGGCCCGGCCAGAATAAAGGCGCCGACCGTCGCAAAGATCGCTCCCCACTTTTTCACATTCGCAGGGAGACCGTCGATAAAGCGATAGACGGTGCCGATGACCGACTTCAATACTTTAAGTGCACTCAGCCCGACGGACACGACGTGCCCTAGAAACTCCGCGATTTTCTTCGCGATCTGCGGCATGTTCTTCCCGAGCTTATCGTTCAACCATTGGATGAACTGCTGAAACTCCTTGATGAATGGCTGTAGGTATTTAATGAGATAGTAGGCTACCCACTCCTTCAGCATTTTCAGCTTCACCTGAAGAGACTGGATGTCATATCCGATTTCTCGGATCCATTTCAGCTGCCGGTCGGCATCGATCGGCGTGGCCAGCTGGTTCATCTCACTTCGTAGGCGGAAGAACTGCTCGCGAAGCTCCGGGATCCATGCCAGATCTTCCTCCGACACCCCCATGACCTTCATGGCCGTAGAGAGTGCCTTGGCGCTGTCCTTGGTGATCCACATCTGATTCGCCAGCCGTTTGAACTGCATGTCGGCCGCGGCCACACTCTTGATGGTATCGATGGCCGCCTTGCCGATCGCCGCGAATCCGGTCACTGCCGCAGCAGCCGCCGCAAGGCCTTTGATGTTCTTCAGGGCATTCATGAGCTGATTCAGAGCAGCCATGGCGGCATTAAAGGAATTGGTATCAATGTCCGCAGACAGTTTGACCAGGTATTCCCCCATCGTTTCGACTGGATTCATCGATTTCTCCTTTCCGCCGCTTCCTGGGCTCTCTTCGCATTGATGGCCTTTACAGTCATGATTTCATGCGCGTCGAGTAAATCGTCAAAGTCATATGTCCCATCAAACACTTCGTGCTGCCGCCACATACCGGCGGCCACAGGCGCATACGCGAAGGCGTCGATGGTCGGATAGGTACATGGTTCAAAGGGCATTGTTACTTGGCCGGTTTTTGGATCAGGCCGGCTCCTTGAAAAAAATCGCCGATGTTGAACATCAGCGCCTGTACCGAGAGCTGCATGACTGTCGGAGCGTCATAGCAGAGATCCTCATCTGTAAACGATCCGTCCGCCTTGATGACCGGAACCGGCATATCCACACCATTCGTCTCGACCAGCTTCACGACAGTGCGGAGCAGCATGGTCTGAATTTCATCGAATTCCTCACGGGGCATGGACGGCAGGGCGTTGGCCGCAGCCGTGATGGCATCCTGCTTATTCATACCCTTGACAGTAGAAAGAGCCGGCGCGATCACCGCCGCTGCTTTCATGGCAAGATAGGATGCCGAACGGGCATCCATCTTCCCCAGACGGTATTTAGCGCCGCCCGCTTCGATCACTTTTGTCTTCTGTTTCAGCATTATGGTTCCTCCGGTATAAAAAATGCTTCACATTAGATCGGGTTATTCACGATATCTGCGCACATGAGCTGCCACGTCACGCGGCCGCCCTGCGACTGATAAGGCGTGTCAGGTTCTTTGGAAGGAGACACGCCGACGCAGACGTGGGTATTCCCTAGATGTCCGTTTCGAATCAAGATGGTGGTGCTGGCCCACTTGGAGGTGGGAGAATTCCATAATTTCTGGAACCATCCGTTCAGCCATTTATTAAGCGGACTGGTCTGCTGCACCTCAATAGTTACAGTCCCGTTATTGCCTGGCACCTTAGATACCATGACCGATCCGTCGGCCGCAATGTCATGCGTGGTGCGCTCCGTTGATTTAGAGATCGTAATCGATCCCACGCCTTTTCCGGTAAATACGTAGTCCTCCATCAGTCCGCAATGGATCGATCCGACCACGTCCGAGAAGGAGTAGGTAGATAAAGCTCCGTTCATACTTTTTCACCTCCCTAGCGATTGACGTTGACCGCAATGGTCACATAATGAATAGCACCGGCAGTCTTGATGCATACGTAGATCGGAGGCGCCTTGCGCGCATCGCGATCGGCCTGCGACTGGTCGGCGACCGGCTCGGAGAGGACGATATAGCCTGCATCGAGCGTGGTGCCATTCTTCAAGGTGAGCACAGTGCCGCCATTCCATACTCCCGGTGCGATGAATCCGGAATTGACGAATTTTTCACAAGCGGTATTGATGACCGCCACGATGCTGTTTACACCGGGTTCCGTATCAGGAATCTTCGGCTGGCTGGTCAGGAGATCCATGACCGACAGCACGATTTCATTCTTCAGCATGTCGAGATTGAGGACTTCGTCGAAGTACGTACCGTCCGCCATGCATCCTTCCTGCAGAACATCATAGGCATCCGAGCGGCGCACATACACGTTCCCGTTCACGCCTGCAGTCTCGCTATCCCCGCACACATACTGCACTTGCGTTTCAGACAGGTCATCCGTCACGACGCCAGGCAGTTTCTTGTAAGCAAGCGTGAAGGCGGAATTATTGAGACCGGTGTTCTGTCCCATTGCATAGCCCATTACGGCAGCGACGGCATGACTGGTGCCGCTGTACATACCGAAGGATCGGCGATAATTTTTCTCCTTCAGTCGCTTAAAAATAGCGTCAGTCTGCTCGCCTACTTCGCCTGTTACGGTATTCGACAGGTTCGAATCGTCAGATGTGGTATAGGCAAGGAGTGTGTCCGGGCTGGCCGCCTCTGCCCATTCTGCAAGCTGCAGGATATCAGCGTCTTTGGCTTCGAGCGGAATCAGCACATACCATTCCCCATTCTTTTCTCGGCAGGCCTTAGCCGCAGCGAGGAACGATTCTTCTTCCCCTTTGACTCCGACAGCCAGCTTGGTCGGGCCAGAGGTCGCTGAAAAATACAGCGACGCTGCCTTGTATTCCGGGTTATCCGTAGTGAATCCATCCTGCAGCATGGCGGCAACGCTGGTGTAGATTTTGACGCGTTCGCCTGTGCTGATGGCCGTGCTAGGGCCAAGGATCAGCGCCACATTGAAACCTTTTCTGGCAGCCGAGCGAGAGGCCAGATTGACCTTCACATTGACGATTGTTTTTAAATCAAGCTGCATGTTTTATCCTTTCTTTATGATAATTCCGCTGTCCGTCTGGACACGGTGCGATTCGCCGGGCGGATTGGCGTGGATAGTCACCGGCACCTTCTCGATGGCCTTCACGTCCTCATCCCAACGCATGAGATAGTTGAAGCGGAGTGTCAGGTCTGCCCTATCCCACCACATATTTTGGTAATTCTCGGGAACGTACTGCGGTGTATCTGCAGATGGGATGATCATGATGCCGGCTTTCCGCAGTACGTCGGAGCCGTCAAGGAAGGCATGTTTGACTTCCAGAAGATGATCGTATCCATTCGGCCCATAGGCCGTGAAAGAAATCTGCAGTACACGGTTCATATAATGCCGGCAGATGAGATCCCGCCCAGCGTCTTCCCATACTTCATGGATCGGCTGGGTGGTCTCATCACCTCCCGCATCATGGAACGTAAGAAAAATGACATCATCGTTCACCGTCCAGTCAGGCTTTCCAAAGGTGCTGTAAGTCAGACGAACAGGCGGCTTTAAGGTCCTGTACTTTTTATCCGGATCCTCCCCGATCGCGGACATGGTCGCTCTGTAGAATAGCCGCATGATTTCCTTCCGTGTAAGGTTAGGCATCAGGCACCTCCCCAAGTACTCTCATAGCGATCGATCGATAGAACCCATAGTCTGCGTCAGGCGTCACCGAATAGATACGGTACTCCTCTCCGCGCCATACGAGGATATCAGAGAAATTCGAAGAATCATTGATCTCACCCGTCACGTACAGTCGCTCCGTCGTCAGCACCTTCATAGCGCCAGACTGCCGGTCGCCTTCCGGAACCATGCTGAGGTCTCGGGCACTTGCTACCGTTACGATCCCACGTAAATGAAGGGTCGATGGGAGGATCCCGTCAGAGACGAAATCCCCATCTTCCCACATACCGGAGGACCGCTTGATAGTGATGCCCTGCGAGAGCATCGGCGAGTGGATCACTGTGGCCAGGTTAATCATAGTCAATCACTCCTAACCACATAGGTAATGGCCTTTCGCATCGCGCCGGTATCAATCAAAGGCTTATCGCTCTTCTTTTTCGCGATGGTGACGGGCGAATTGGCTGGCCAGTTATTTCTCGGATCATCGAACCACTCGCGGCATACATTCTGCGCGAGAAGTCCCGTCCGTGTAATGGCACGCTCTACCCTATCCCCATCGGCGGATGCCGTGGCCTGGTATATCTTTTTAAATTCGGCTGCGATCCTGACCTTGTTGGCCGCAAGCGCCGGTTCAATGACCGGGCGAGGCGGCGAGTGCCAGAGAGGCGATCCATGAGACTGGATGTACAGAGAAAAGGCTGCGGAATACTTGAGCCCCCGAGCCATGTTCTGATCCATCTCTTCGATCATAGGGCGGCGGCGGATGCCGTGGGTGTGAATGTAGAGGAGCTCCGCATTGCCGATCTCCCCACCTTTACGGCTGTTCGCTGCCTGCGGAATACCGACATAGATATGCCGTTTCTGTAGGCCGCGCAGACGGGCAAAGAGCCCGGCGATGCCGCCGTTGTACTCCTTGTGTTCCACTTTCGCATTCACCATACATACATCCCGCCTCTCCCTACGAGTTTCGCCATGGTGGCGAACTGCACGCCGAACGTCGTCATCTTGAAGGCCGCCCAGCCATTCAGGTCATTGAGCGCCGATCCGTCCCTTGAGTAGGATACGCCATCAGCGCTCTCGCTGGTGACCATGCCTGCTGAGGAAGCAGATGCCAGCACCTGCGAGGCGTCAGTCCCTTCAGGCTGCATGGACTGCAGGTATAGAGTGCAGAAGTGGGCGATGAATAAACCAATCGCCGCCTTCCACATCCGGTTGAAGCGCTTGTAATTGACGCAGGACAGCCCGAGGTCTACGTACATGTCCAGCGCCGCATCCGGAATCACGCCTCTGAATTGCGGGTACAACAGAAGAAATGACTCCTTGGTGTACTCCGGATGTTCTTCTTTCTTGATGTTCGAAGCCTGCGAAACGATCCCGATCATTGACAGTCACCTCTATTCTGCAGGTTAGCCTTCAGCGGATTCCTCAGCTTTCTTGGCGCGTGTTCTTTTGGCCTTCGCTACAGCCACTTCGGCCTCTTTGTCGCTGCCGCTCCCCTTGACTTCGATGATGTCTCCATCAGAGAGGGCGAGGTCATAGAGGATGGTTTCGCGGATCCAGTCCGGCGCTTCCTCCAGAATGCCGCCTCCCTTGGTGATGAAGGAACCACCGATGACGTTTTTGAACATGAACTTTCTCCTGGAAATAATAAGCATGGTTTCCTCCGGTATTAGAAATCAGATGCCGTCGATGTAACGGACCGGCTGATAGTAATTAAACTTCACCTGCCCGATCTGCGCTGCGTAGAGAGTATCGTAGGCAGCTGCAGAAAGGTTCGGGGAGGACATAGCGCGTGTGATCGGAACAGTAATGTCGAAGTTGACCTTGTCCTCATCATTCACATACGCTACCATGCGGTCGGTCTGACCAGCGCCGGCCTTGATGCACCAACGGGATGGATAGATGGAAATCGAACGTCCCTGATTCTTCGCGATGTTGTTATTCATCAGGTATTCCAGAAGCGAGCAGTTGCCGGCTTCAGAAACCTTGCGTGTCACGAGCAGGGTGTACTGCTGCGGCGGGATCAGGATATGATTCGGCATACCGTCGAGGTCGTATTCGGATGCCACCCATGCTGCGGTGATTGCCTGATTGATATCGTCCAAGATTTCATCCGGAGTCTTATCCTTCCATGTCGCCTTTCCGGATGCACCATTGTCTGCGGTTGCGACCACGACATTCGGATCGTTTACGAGGCCGGTCGTTCCCAGCTTCTCAAAGCCTTTGTAGACGTTCATGTCCAGAGACTTGTTGTAGTTGAGGCGAATGCCCTTATTCAGCATATCCTCCAGGCTTCTGCCGATCTGCTTTGCTTTCGCCATATCCACGAAGTTAATGCGCATCATGTGCATCCAGGTGAATACCTTGTACAGATTCTTTTCTGTGCTGACCTGCATGACGGGGATCGTGTTGGACGCGGTGCCTACAATAGAGAGGTCATTCGGTCCCGTGGTGCCGTAGTCTACGTTGTAGGTGGAGGTGTATTCTACCCATCCGCCGCCTGTCTTGGCCACCATGTCTCGCTGCCAGGTGACACTGGTGAGCGGTTCACGCACCTTCGGATCCATCTTTTCGAGCTCGCCGGTGATGTAAGCCATACCAGAAGCCACGGCAGAGTCAAAGCCTTTCCCATAGAAAGCGCCCGGCATTCCGTATACCTGACGACCGCCCTGCATCATGGCCATGCTGGCACGACCGGCCATTTCCTTATTCGGAGTGAAAAAAGAAACTCCATTACCCATAATCAATTATCCTCCTTTTCGTAATCAGGCGTTCGCACGGGTCAAAATGGTGATTTCTGCCACGCCGTTCGCGTCTACATAGCCGTTCGTCCACTGGACATTCGGAAGCAGGATGGAGTTTTCACCATCTGCCGCCGCTTCGAATCCGCCAATCACACCATCCACGACGGAGGTGTTCTTCTTGATGCGAACGTATACCTTGCCGCCAGCGGTCGGAGTGCCATTGTTGCAGGTCACGACGACGGCACCGCGGTTCAGGGCATTGATCATGTCCTTTTCGTGGTACGAGGTGTGATTCTGATCATCATAGGCTACCGCCTGTTTGATGACGCGAAGCGCCACCCCTCCGAATTTGTCCGCCGTAAAATCAGCGCCGATCGGTGAATAGGTGTTGTCGTCATTCGCCTGCAGGCAAGCACCGAACGGCACGTCGGCAGAGCCTGCCTTCAGCTGGCGGGACGTAGTGATCAGGTCAGGGGTGCGGGCGTAGGTGCCCGGGAACCCATAGTTCATCGAAATACCAATTGCTTTACCACTCATGGTGATGTCCTCCTTAGTCTTTCTTATAATGCGGATTATACTTGTCGCGGATCATGCGGCCGTACTCTTCATCGTCCATAATCGGATCAGAATCGCGAGCGCTGTGTCCATTCTGTTGCGCACGCATGAGGCCGGCATACTGGCGGTCCGGCAGATTCGAGCGAAGGAGCGCTGCCATGGAGTCCGCCGCTCTCTGGCGCTGGCGGTAAGGGAGCTTTGCAATGACCGGCTTCAGCCCGTCGATGATATCCAGCGCCGCGTCTCTGGCAGCCTGCGCGTCATCGTCTTCATCTCCGGGATCAATGCAGTCTGCATCATCCTCGGTTTCCTCGCCGTGTGCTGCGTTGATTTCTTCAGCCGGAACGTCTTCTTCGCCATCATCCTCGGCGCCTTCTGGTTTCCTCTCCCCTGTCAGCTCCCCTTCCAGAGCATCCAGCGCCGTCGGTTCATCGTCCGGATTATCTGGATAATCCTCACCATCATCTTCTTCCGATCGCGGATTCTCGTACTCATCCTCTGGTTCCGGTTCCGCTGCCAGCGCGTCCAGCGCATCTTCGATACGACGGAGGCGTGCATCCAGAGCATCATATGCCGGCGTGCGCTGAGGTTCCGGATCCTTAGGCGGTTCGGGATCCTCGTCCTGCACCTTCGGGTTCAGCTTGGACGCTGCTTCCAAGTCTTCCGGGGTGGTGTCTTCGTCTTTGGCGAAGGCCGCCAGCACACGGCCCCAGAGGCTGTTCTTTTTTGTACTCATTCTCTTCATTCCTCCTTTGGAATCACGAATAGAAACTCTATGGCCAGCGCGACCGCGATTGACGACAGCTACATGATTGCCGCGGATCTCCCGCTGCACGTAGGTGTCTCTGTCTTTCGGATCCCACAGGCAGTCATACCCGCAGGACACGTCGCGCTTCCCATCCTCGATTTTTCTGATCAGATCGTCGTCATAGATAATGAGGTCGGCAACGATGCAATCAGAAAGAGCACCCTCGCCGCGGTGTACGTTGCGGCAGGTGCCCTTCAGGTATTGAAGTACATTCCCGGGTTTCACATCTTCCGTCGGGTGTTCATCCACCACGGGCTTGCCTTCAAATGATGCGAGCGCGGCCTTGCTGAACACCTCAGCTTCCGGGCGCTCTATGTTATAGATTTTATTGGGATCCGTCCCGCCAAATTCCATCCCGCGGTAATTCTGGATGCCGGTGCGCGCGATCGGAACATCCTTGCATACCAGATACCCTTCCGGGGTACGAATCATATGGTCGGAGATACGGCTCCCGAAGTATGCCCTCATAGGCTGCCTCCTCCATTCAGTTTTTTGAATGCCGCCAGCGTCATCATGCGTATGCGGCCGTTCATGTAGACCTTATGCGGCCATGACACGTCCCCATAGTCCAGGAGCGGGGCCGGATAGCAGCGGCAGTTGAATATCTCCCCCGGAGCATAATGCCCATAGTCCTTCTGGTGAAGGAGCTTCTCGGGAGACGGCGGGTCTTTCCAGCTGCAGATGACGTCATCCATGTGGCTGTGCGAGCTTCGCACCCGCGCATCCTTGCTCGTCTTCCACACATACCACGAAAGCCCCGCGCTTTCTGCCCGGACTCGCGTCAAGGCAGTGGTCGCCTTCGAGGACTCCGTGCGGGCAATGAGAAGCGCATGCGCCCTCGTCAGCTGCGGCCATCGCGCCAGCACCTGCTTCATCAGCTCCTCCGGCCGCTTCCCTTCCATCTGCCCCTTGTCCATCTCGTGGGCGACCTTGCTTGCCACCCTCGATGTCATGGACTTAATGAGCTTGGAATTTTGCTCCACGATCGCGCTGATTTCGCTCCTGTGGGCTCGCTCCTTCTTCAGGAGTAAATATATAGCCCTGCCCCGGGAGCCGCGTCTGGCGGCATCACGCCAGCTCCGTGCCCCATCGTGGAAGAGACTGGTGGCCATAGAGCCTGCTGCCTCGCGGGCGGCCTTATCCAGAGTCGGCGACCTCGCGAATCCGCGCAGCACCTGGAGCATTTGAAAAGGACTGCTGGCACCCGTGAGTCGCCTTCGCAGTCCTTCCATGATCCGGTTGATCGCCGCGGCATACCGTTTCTCTACCGACCGCCGCGGCTTGAATCTGTCTGTATACAATTTTCACTCCTTGCCATTATGCTTTTCCAAGGAAATAGTCTCTCCAATATGGATTCTCAGCATCAAAAATAGCTTTCTGTTCCTTGGTCAGCTTGTCCGGGTAATCTCTAAATAAATAAAAAACATGAACTCGATCAAAACTGAATATTATGTTGTCCTCCTCACCCTGCAAAAACCAAACTTTATTCGTTGGCTTATCTTTAGTCCAAAATGCACCAGATTTTTTATCACTTGACACTTCCGCTCACTCCCTTCAGCTGATTTGCATCGTTAGTATTGAAATACTCAACTATTCTCTCGAATTCCTTGTTCCCTTTGAAGGAGTCTACTTCCAACAATGTCAAAGGTGTTAAGTACTTTTTAGAAGATCTTATGGGCGCGCCGAAACGGCTATGAAGCTTTTTCGCTATAGCCTGCTTACTGGCCCCCATTAACTGCCACCCGTTTTCGTTTGCCCGCGGGCTTTGCAACTCTAAATATTTTACCCCTTCGACGGTATTTTTTACAATAGCTGCGTGCCCTCCAAACGAAAGATAATACTCTTTTTCTTTTTCTAGTCCCAAAAGTATTTCTCCCCCAGTTGCAGCTGGTGCCTTGGGAATATCTTTTATGGACTGCCCTTTGATTCCCGGGAAATCCAGCATTGCAGCTTTTGTCCATTTTAGAGAAAAAAGATATCTGCTATCCCCGCCGCGAAAATCTAATACATTCAATCCACATTTATTGGCAACGTAAGCAAATGCTACTGAAGCGCATGATCCTTTTGTTCGGTCTCCGCCGGCTACCTGTTTTATTATACCTTCTTCGGTCGGTTGCTTAGAATAGCGTTGTATCGCTACACGAGCAATTTTCACAGAGGAGAGCCATTCCTCAAACCGACTCCATCCTACAGAAACAAACGGAATCCCTTTCGCGGTAGCTTCATTCCTTGCCTTATTTTCTTGCGCCAATGCGTCGTCGAATCTTTTACGCGCATCATCCACATTTCGACGATAGTCGGGATCCAAATATTTACGTTGGCACCGTACATATTCTTGTCTAGCCTGCTCTGTTTTATCGTGTAAACTTTTAATATTTTCTCTAATGTGGTTTTCTTCCTCTGTTCCTATTATACCTCTATTTACCCCACCATTTGTCGCCGGCGGGGCGACATTTTTCTGATTGACGCCAGTGTGAAGCGCAGCCGCCAGCCGATTCATCAGAGCAGACTTCTGCTTCCAGCCAGGGCCATAGTGGTGACGGCCATTGAATTTGCTTCCCGCGCCGCCGTCATAGTTTCCGTTCTTATCCAGGTGGACGTGCGAGCCATTGATCGTCTTCCAGTGATCCGGATCGGGATCTTTCGCCCAGTCGAGCGCTCGTGCTAAAATTCGCAAGCATTGCGCAAGTCTCATGCCGCACACTCCTTTCGTGCACTAAAAAAGACCGCGGCTGCGGTCTTACTTAAATACTGTACCGTTGTCTCCCACCCTATCGCTTTCAGGAGTACGCTGATATCGATCGCTATCCCCTATGGATCTTGGCGCCTGTGGCGGCTTTCCGGGTGCCTCGGGTGGTTTATCGCCCACCTCCCCGCCGCGGCCTGCATGGGGCAAATCCGGACCTCCAGCGCCGTCTTCCTCGCCGCCCATGCCAGGGAATCCTCCCATCTCGCCCTGCGGCTCGATTTCATCCGACGCGTTCATGATTTCCTTGTCGGTGATGTTCGTCCATGTACCGGTACGGCTGCTCTGCTGCTTCATTTCTCGAAGCGCAGTGCGCTGGCTAATGAGGCCGGCGTTGTAGGCCGTGACAATGTTATCCGTGCCGCACTTAGCAAGATCGGCCCGCTCCTGATCCGATGGCTCGGATACGGGATCGAATTCAAAATCGAGGTCATCCGGCACGGCGCCGAAGACGGACATACACAGCACCGGCAGCAGCTTGTTCAGGATCGGTCGGAGCTTCGCTTCCTGCTCCTGCGAGATCATATCGTAGTAGTTGCGCAGGTCGCTCTCCCCTGTAGCATTCATGCCCTCCGGCGAGCGACCGAAGAGCTTTGTCGCCGGGATGCGGGCAGCACCTGCCACGTCCATCATGAATTGCTTGTAGGTGTCAGAGATGCCGCCGAATGTGTACTGGTGGCTCTGCATATCGTCCCCGGCATCGATGATCTGCATTCCCATGTTAGACATGAGCCAATTCTGCGCCTGAATGGTTCGATAGAGCTCCGCCTTCGTCTGTTCGTCTGTAGCCGAGAGCATCTGCCCCATATCGGCCATCTTCAACACACGCAGGCTGGCCATGAAGGTTAGCTGGGCGATGTTCCATGATACATTGTCACGCTTTTTCAGCTCATCAAAAATGGATTCAATGACGGAAGCGCCCCACTGCTGCTCGGCCTGTGATTCCCAGTATGGCAGGTCGTCCCCGGTAAAACGCAGGAGACGGCTGTGGTGTACTTTGTACATGGCGCCATTGGTGTTATCGGTGATGGTGTAATAGTCCGGCAGTCCGAATTCCGGATCCGTGACATCTTCTACCAGTTCGATGGAGGGGTCTACGCTGTTCCACCGATCAAATACCATGAGCCCACAGAAATCCCCCGGCACCATGAGGCGAAGGTCGAGCGGCTGGGACAGGTCATAGCCCTGCCCTTTGATGATCATGAGCCCGATCGCCCCACCGAAGAGACGCCCCCATTGGAGCCCCTGTTTCAGTTTTTGGATCAGCTGCGTCTTGCGCAGTTCCAGATCGACCTTCTTCAGCAGATTCGGGCTGACCTCTGTCGTGAGCGTGATCCAGTTCTTCAGCATGTCCGACGGAATGATATCGATGATCTGCCGGATGATCCAATGCTCACGATACAGGGCATTCAGCAGGCCGTAGTCGCGCGTGAGCCGGTTGAGAGAGTAGGTCGTCCCTTCCATGAGGTTCGGCGTCCCCGTCCCCAGCCGCGCCAGCACATTGCTAAATGCGTCCCTGGCGCTCGCTTTGATGACCTGCGGCTTGGCCGGTGTGATTCTTTTTCCCCGCTGCTTACGCATGAGCAAGCCTCCTTGAACCAATAATAGTGTTTACGAAATACCTTAATGCATCCGGCGCGTGATCCCTGACCTTCAGCGGCCGTTCCTTGCCGCTCTGCTGGATGGCTTTATCATCCCAGCAGTAGGATGTCATTTCCTGTATGGTCATGGGGCAATCCGGCCGATAGAAACGGATCTTTCTGCGCGTCAATAACTTATTGACGGAGCGGATGCCCTCAAGCACGCTGTTGTCTGCATTGATGGTATCGACAGTCGCCTTTGAACGTAGGCCACGGTTCCGCATCTCGATTTTAAAGGATTCGGCCGACGGATCGACAATGACAGCAGAAGGAGGATAATCAATATCCTCCACGAAAGCCATTAGGTCATCGCCGTATTGACTGTTGTCTTTTTCATACTTCCCATCCTCCCTGCTGTTCCAGTAGTACTCGCGAAGCACGTAGGATGTGTCCCCATCGTCCCAGATGTCCAGGAACACCATCGGGTTTACGGTGCCATAGTCGATCGCGATATACCTCCGGAAGCGGCGTCGGTTTAAATAGATCCAGTCGCGCTTCTCTTTATCGATATAGAGCTCATCACTCCACGCATCCTTGTAGATCGCCCCCTGGGCCATCACCCATAGCCCGAGGATGAATCTCTCGTAGAACACCCCGCCCTTGCCATACTGCGTCTCGTAACGATGCCGCACGGCAGGCGTCAGGGAAGGGTTATCCTCCATGGTGAAATGCAAGTGAAGCATCCGCTTCTCTTCCTGCTTCTCGATCCAGTTTTTCAGAAACCAGTGCATCGGACTCTCCGGGTTGCAGTTGAACCATATCTTCGCTCCTGGGATGCTGCAGCGGCCAGTCGCCTGATTGACGAAGGACTCCGGCATCAGCGCGACCTCGTCGCAGTAGACTCCGGCAAGCGTCATGCCCTGAATCAAATCCTGCGAGGATTCATCGCGGCCACCGAAGATATAGAAATAGTTCACGCGCTTCCCGTCATCTAAAATGATCGTATTGCTGGAGTGTGATTCACTGATCGTGTAGCGCCGCGCCTGCAGTACAGGCTTTAACCAGTTCCATACGTTCCGTCGAAAAGCACCGACCGTTTTCCCGCACATGGCAAAATTCTGCCGGTCATAGGTCGCCATAGCCCATAGGATATAGCTGATAGCCATGGCGACCGTCTTGCCTGCACGGATCGATCCGTCAGCTATGATACCGTTGTACTCGCTATAGGGTGACTCCTTGCACCACCATGTGAAAGCCTTCAGCTGCTTCAAGGAGAATTGTTCGAACCGGATCACCGGCTGTATGATCGTCCTCATTGCTTCCACACTTTCTTCGCGGCCGTTTCCAGGGCCGCAGAAAGTCCGTCGTCAGCGTATTCAGTACTGCTCTCCTCCTGCGCCTTCTTCTTGTTTTGGATAGACACATCCGACAGGCGCGCCCGACGCTCGATGGTCGTGCCCTGAATCAGGAATTGCAATAGGTCCTTCGCGCTCATCTTTTTCAGGTTCAGTTTTTCCAATGCCTCTTGGCCCTTCTTCTGCAGTAGCAGCCCGATAGCTGCCTGCGCCTTGTTCATCTTTCGTATTTCATCCAGCGTGGCCGTGTATTCTTCGCGAACAAGGGCATTATCATACTCCCGGGCTCGCTCCGTCCAATGCCAGCGGACGCTCCACCGATAGATCAGCGCATCCGACTTCCCGACGGCCTTTGCTGTCTTCTTTTGACTGCGCTTGGGATTCTTGTAGTAATCAGTGAACGCCTCATAGGCTTCTTCACTCTCCCCGGGCTGGCGTTCCCACGCCAATTCAGTTTTCTGTCGCACCGGGGCACCTCCTCACTATAAGACTGCTCCGGCTTTAGCCAGCTCATCGTAGCGACAAAAAACAGCCGCACCATCAGGCGCGACCATTCTTGGTTTCGCATTAGTTTTGTAATCCATCGTAATCTCCCTATAAAACAGGCACGAAAAAAGGATCGGCTCATCCATTCCGATCCTTCTTCCGGCACAACTCAAAGAGATGTAATAAGGAGGAAAACTATAGTGAGATCGACAGCTCTCTATAGCTTTCGCTGAGTATATCATATCACAAATATTTTTCTGCCTCAAGCACTTTTTTATATTTGGATTTGAGTTTGTACACGTTATTCACAGTGGTATCATTCCATCGGCTGACGTTCTGGACGCTTTCGCCCTCTATGACATGCTGCCATATGATTTTGAAATCCCGCGGATCCGCGAACTCTCTGCGAAGCCTTGCGAGCAGCACATTCCTGGCCAGCATGTAGTCATCACGAAGGGATGCGGCGCGCTGCCTGGCACGTTCAATGTCGTCTAAGAGCCTATAGGTCTTATCTCCATCCCCTCCGCCGGAGGGCATGCCGGACATGGGCGGGCTCTTGATGTTGCCGGTCGCTTCCAGAGCGAGCAGCTGCTGATAACGCTCCAGAGCCAGCTCCCACGCTTCCCGTTTCTCTCGCATCAAGCACCCGATGTCCTTCATGATATCTCCTTACTGTGAATAACTTGTGAATAGACGTGTTTTACTTGCCACTAATGCGTATCGCACCGCAGTTTGACGATTTGGCTCATCTCGAGGCATACGTTCCTGCACTGTCCTTGCCCCAGCCCCACCTCGATATAGTTGTACATGTCATCAACTACCTGGGAGAGCGCTTCCTTGTCATGCGGCAGCGCCGTCAGCTTGATCGGCTTCACGCGATCCGAATTCGACAGATCCGCAATCACGTAGTAGTCCCCTTCCAGATCCTGCCCCACGCTGATTTCCTTCGGATCCATGATGATGGATCCTGTTTCTGTTTTGATTACGATCATTTCTCTTCCACCTTTCTGATTTCTTCCAGACATTTCGCAGTCGCAAGGTCCTGCAGTACGAGCTCCGACTCACGCTCCTTATAGAGCTTCAGAAAATCACAAGCCCGCATTGTGACAAGCCACTCGCAGTTGCTGCGCTTATGTGCCACGATCGGCACCTCATTCTTCATCGCCTTCCGGGCATCGCGGATGCTCTGATCCATGGCGTCCTGGATGTTCAGATGCTCGACAAACTTGACCTCCTGATGGATGCCGCGGATACCGATGCAGTCCGCAGCGCCCGCCTCATTATTGCCGCAAAACTGCGCCGTGCGGCGGACGGTGTACCCGAATCCTCCGCAGAATCGGCACCATGCGAGCTCGCCGCGTTTTCCCTTTGCTTTACTGTTGATTGCCATGTTCTTTCCTCCATTTTTCCCACTTACGGCGATTCCACCACATAGCCGCACGCACCATCTTGCGCCAGCGACAGTTTCGTTTCACATTAGGCGAAATCCCCCAGGACTCCTCTCGCGTCTTTCTCGCCCGCACGATCCTTGGCCATTCTTTCAGAAAGCTCTTTCCTAGCCGAATCTCCAGCAGGCACTGGATTTCTTCCGACTCTCTCATTTCATCCTTCGTCATAACGATCTCCTCTCCTCGCTGCGTAGCAGCACGCATACATCAGCAAGCCAACACTCGCTCCAATTATGCCGCCAAGTATCATGCACCCGGCGCCAAACAATACCATGTCCATACCTGCCATTTCCTCCTATCCACCTAACCATCGCGGGACAGTTGCTGAACCCTGGTTAGAGCGGCTATTTATTCAACTATCATTGAATAAATATTCATCTCTTGCCTTGTCATCATTCGTTCCCACCCCGTAAACGGTCAGGCTCTAAATACCTTTAAATTCAAATTTCGCAAATTTTAGCCTTCACAGGCCTTGGCGGCCTTCGGATATAAACTTACCCGTCCGCCACCCTTCCTCGGGCTCCTGCCCCCTAAATTCGCAATCCTCAGCCGTTTTACACTATCCGGCCAAGGGCATTTTGCGCTCTGCGGTCAAAATGGGGGGTCATCCGGGAACCCGCTTGGTTGCTGCGTCGCCGGGCTGCCAAACTGGCTAAAGCCGGCCGCTCCGCATGGTTGCTGATTTGCCGGAGGCTCTCCTGCTGACTGCTTACCCATCCCGATGGGGAGCGATACGACCTGCGCATTCAGCTCAGTGATGTACTTCACCTCCCCGGTCTTCTGATCCGTGTACTTCCTGGATGTCCAGCGCCCCTTGACCATGATCAGCTTGCCCTTGGCGAGATAGTTACCTACAGCCTGCGCCACATTGTCCCAGCACACCACATTCACCCAGTTGGTGATTTCCTTGTCTCCCCACTTTTCACTGCATCCGATCGAGAATCGGGCATATGTCTTGCCCGTCTGCGTACACTTGACCACCGGATCGCGGCCAAGATTCCCTAAGAAATAACAGGCGTTCATTGCGTTTCCTCCGTGTTTAATGTCCCTCTGACCGATTCCCCGCCGGAGATCACTGCGTAGCAGCTATCCCGCAATCGGTCGAAGAAACGGGTATCATAGCGTTTAATGATCTGGTCAGCGTCCAGATTCGTAGTGATGATCGTCGGCTTCAGCTCGTTGTAGCGATGCGTGATGATGGCATCCACCTGCCCTTTCATCCAATCGCTCTTTTTCGATTGGTACTCCATTCCGAGGTCATCCAAGATGACCACATCTCTTTCTCGGACCTTTAAGAGGAATGTGCCATCTTGCGGATCCTGCAGCAGTTTGTTCAAGAGCTCCGGCATCGATACGAAGAATACCGACTTGTGCTTCTTGATGGCTGCAAGCGCGATCGCACAAGCCATCGTCGTCTTCAGCTGGCCGCATGGCCCAGTCATCAGAAGGCCATGTCCTGCCTGTAGCTGATTTTCAAGGTCGAGTGCATACGCTTTCGCTACTGCGAAATTCTCCGCCAGCTTTGCCGGTACACCTCTTTCTGCGATCGCCTGAAAGGTACACCAGCGATACCGCTTCGGGATCCCAGAGCGGGCGATCTTCTCCTGCGCCTTCATGGCTCTGGCGATAGCTACCTGCTTTGAATTCTCATCATCCACCTTCAGGTAGTCGCTGCTCCATGCTGCGGTGAAATCGGCCAGTGCTTTCTTTACCTCATCCTTGGCAGGAAATACGTTTTTAAATTTGCTCATTGCTTCCTCCCTGTATTCCAGAAGTCCTCCGGCGTCTTTGGCTTTCCCTTCCAATTTTCAGCGCTGCCAAAATCGCCGCTCCTGGTACTATTCACACTAAGGGTATTAGGATATTTCTTGTGATTCTTCTTGTTATCATTCTTGTTATCTATAAGGTTTTGCCCTTCCCTCGAGATGCCATTTGCCCTTGCCGTTTTCCCTGCCATTTGCCCCGCCGCGCATTGTTCCGGCGGGAAATATGCATCTTGATATTGGCCATATTTCACGATGGTGACTAGCATTCCGTCCTTCACACGCTTGGTTAAAATCATAGGTTCGGTTTCGCACTGCCATTTTCCCTGCCTATTCTCTTGCCATTTGCCCATGCCGTATTCCTGCATTGAGTTTATCGGAGTTTTCCCCCGCATGTACTCCAAGACTTGCCAGATTTCCTTATATGACGGCTTTTTGCTAACGAACCCGGCCCGATAGGAAAGTGCCTCTTGAATCTTTGGTATGGAAGTCACAAGCTGCCCGCGTCGGAGCGCCCCATAGTCTTGATGCGACGCTTGGCAGAGAAGGTAGACCCACACCTTCAGGTAGAGGGGCGGCTTGAATCAAATGTCCGAGGAGAGCAGGAGGCGGGAGAGCTTGATGTATCCTTCCATGATTCCTCCTATTTCAGTCCCATTTCGTCAGCGTCCATGGCTATACGAACGTGGGTATTCCAGTCGATCCCGGCGTTCTTGGCGACAAGGGTGGTCAGGTATACCAGAAACAGGTAGGTGGTTTTGTTCGCGGGATCCTTCGGGTTCTCATTCACCTTTGCTGCATGGTCCTTGTCGCAATGTTTGACGAAGGGGATGGCGACTGAGCTGGCAAGAGCCAGGAACGCGCTTGCAAGTCCATCGACATCATCCCCCGCTGCACAAACCACGCTGCCGTTCTCATAATGCAGTGCGAGAAGCACTGCATTCAGATCCGGATTCAGGGCCTTGATTTCTTTGATTTTTGTCGCCACGATGCGGTTCATTTCTTCTTTCGTCATGATTTCTCCTGTCCCACCCAGCGCAGGGTGTGGTCTTCATTCAACTGGGCAATCGGTATGCCTAGGGTTTCTGCATAGTTTTTCTCGCTGCGGCATCCGCAGCTTTCTCTCCACCGCCCGGTCAGGAGCAGCAGTTCGCACTTAGCAAGGATGTATCTCTCGGCGGCCAGGATTTCTTCTTCGCTCCTACGGTCCATGTAGATGAAATTATCGAGCGGATTGATGAATGTCGCCTCCGGGTATTTCTTGGTGAGCGAACGGGCAAGATTCCGGGCGAGGATCTGATTCTCGAAGCTTCCGCCGAAGGGGTGCGCCATGTAGACAACGACTCCCTGGGTATGCAGGAGATTTTCAGGAGACCTTGTTTCCACCGCCGATCACCTCCTCCAGTTCTTTATCCAGCTTTTCCTTCGCCGCGGTGTCAAGGACTTTCGACAAGCCAGCCCGGACGGTAGTCAGGAATCCGTATGTGAGTACGAGTGGGGCAGCATCCCCATAGCGCCGGATGAGTCCTACTACCTTCTCCGGCGTGGTCGCCATAGCTATGGCGATAGCCACGTTCGCGGCGATATTGTCGAAAAGATTCACCAGCTCCTTGCCTCCGGCGCTCTTAAATACCGTCACGTCACCTTCTTCGACGTCATTGCCGGTGCTGATGGCGAAGACGGCTCCCCTGCATTCGGGGATGGCATCTGCGATTTCTTCGAGCTTCGCCTTGACCATGTTTTCCTGTTCTTCAGTCATTTGCCCTTCCCCCGTTCATAGCTTCGCCGGAAACGGCCTGATTTGGGCCTTCCTGTGCGTTCCCCTGCTCCCAAGGAATAGTGATAGCCCCCGCAGGCTCCGCAGGGCTCACAGGGGCCAAATTCGGCGAATTTTCGATGGTGCGTTCCTGCGGCATCTCGGTATCATCCAAAGTGCCCTCGGCCATATTGCGCATGACCTCCTGATCCGCCGGAGAAGCCTCGAGGTAGTTAATGCTCATGATTCCCCACTTGGAGAGCAGGCGGCGAAGGACTGTCTTCTTGGCCATCTCGTCATAGTGGTTTCTCCACACCGGATTCTGGCTTCTCCCCTTCCGGTTGACGAGCTCGTGGTCGTCGATCTCCGCCTTGGTCATATAGAGCGTTTTTTCCATGCCGTTCTTGAGGCGATAAAAAGCAGCGTATCCGACGACCGGGATCTTAGCTCGTCGCTCGTTGTCTGCTTCCCAGCGGAATTCGATGTCTTCTGTCAGCCGATCATAGCTGATGAGTTCGCCTTCCCTGACGTCGACCGCATTGAGGCGCATGTAGAGACCTGTTCGGAGCGCCAGCTGCACCATGCCCTTGTACCCGAGTACGAAGGTCGCCGTCTGCCCAAAGGGAAGGATGTAGGCGTACCCAAGGGACGGCTCGATGGGGAGGTCATAGGCGGCCGCCTTCAGAGCGGACTGGATGATCGCCACCGGGTTATTCTGGAAGATGGAAAGCACCTGCGGGGTGCTGTTGATGAGAGCAGCGAGCGAGCTGACGAACTGCGGGGCGCGCTTGCCGAGGAGCTCCTCGAAGCGTTTTTTGAAGCCGCTCTGGTCGAGGGTATTGTTCAAAAGCTGCGGGATAGATGGCTGTTTCGGCTGCTGCGCGGTCATTTCGTTTCTTGTAGCGACAATTCCTTTTCTTGCATCCATGTTTGTTTCCTCCTTGGAAAATTAAATCCGCATGACGCGGGTGCTGGTGGTGGTGATGAGGCCGATGGCCTTCAATGCTTCATAGCTTGCCGGATCCTGCTTCTTCAGCTTAGCCACAGAGATACTTTCGCGGGTCTGGCTCTTCCAGGTGACTTTGTGCACCTTGCCTTCCCCATCGGTGACGGTGCCGACTTCGTTATCGCCGAGGATCGACATCAGGAGATTCTTGGCTTCCTGCTCTCCCTCTTTCAGCTCCTTCTCGCGGCGCTTGCATGCCTGGTAATTCTGGATAGCGGTCAATGCATCTGGCCCGAGGTCGATAGCCTCTCCGTTTGAATAATTATGCAGTTTCAGCAGGGTGGAAGCTGTGGAATCTGTAGCATCCAGAGGTGGCAGTTTTTTCGCCTGTACAAGATCCCAGAAGTCCTTTTCCTTTTCCCTGATGTAGGCGATGTCCTCATCTTTCCTATCGATTCGTTTCAGCCTGAAATCGTTCCCTCCGATGAGTGCGGCGATATACCAGTAGTCGGCGCCGGTGACCGCCATGTAGTGCATGCACTGGCAGTAGTAGGCATCCGGCACCCGGATATCCTTCGGATCGTCAGGGTCACCCCATTCATCACGCATATGATAGTCGGCGGTCTTGATTTCAAGGCCCGCATTCTCCCCGACTACCCATCGGTCAATGTTCGCCAGCATGTATGGGTGATCCGGATCCTGCAGGGTTCCTCTCTTGTGCACCTTCTTTCCAGTGACCGTCTCGAAGCGTGCGGCGACGACAGGCTCGAGCTGGGTGCCGAACCAGACCTTGGCATTTCCGGAAAGATCGTCCGGTTCCATCATGCCGATTTTTTCTGCGGCCAGGCTATAGGCGCTCTTGTAAGGGTTCAATCCGAGCACGGTTCCGCAATCGGATCCGCCAATGCCTTGGGTTCGTACCTTGAGCCATTCTTCTCTCGGAGCGTCAGCTCTCAAAATCAGTGTCGGTTTCATTGTGTTCTTCCTCCTAATCTGGTATACTAGGGGTAGCTCCGAGACCGGAGCTACCCGAAATCTATATGAAAAGTGCCCGAACTGTGCCTAGTCGGGCACTTTTCATTTGTCTGAAATTACCCGAGGAACGGTGATGGTGAGCACCGTTCCCGGCCGCAAATTGGCGCAGTCCTCGATGTGGTTATCCTGAAGAACCTGCCATGCAAGCTCGTTCACATCGTCGTCTGCGGTCGCGATGCGGGACACGATGTCGTATACCGTATCCCCAGATTCGACCTCGACCTCATACGTCACCATTTCCTTCTCCGGTGCCGGAGTGGCGAGGATGTACGCTCCCAGCAAGATGTTTACTCCCGCTACCAGCCCATACAGGGCTGCGCCTATCTTTCTCATGCTAATCTCCTTTCAGGATGTTCCGCTGCTCCACCAGCCGGACACTTTCGTGCTGGGCGATGCAGCCTTTGCAGAAGTCCGCCAGTACTGTTTCGATCGGAATATCGTTACATCTCGAGATATTCTCCATGATGCATCCGGCGATCGACAGGATATGGGCGGTACGAAGGAATGGACCTGCGTCCATTTTGACCGTCAAGCGACGGGCCTCCGTCTCCTCGACCGTGAATATTACGGTATACTTACGCGCGCTCTTTTCCACGCTGTTTCTCCCTCCTCTCGATACTGGTCCTTGCCCGGTCCAGGGCATCGGCCAAGAAATAGAATTGGTCCTCATAGCTAGCGAGCTGCTTCTCGAGCTCGCGAATCCGCGTCTCGAGCTTGCGGCGCTCGAACGGGCTCATGGGGTTCTGGTTCCCGTCCCATCCCTCGCATTCTGCGACGGAGGCGGCGGTATAGCATACGCCGGGCACTCCTTTGCACCGCTTCAGTAGCCCGGCTTTTTCTCTGTCGCGGATGGCTGCGTCTGAGCAGACCCACCGCTTCGCCAGGATCTTCAATGGCCACACGCCTACGCTCCCGACGATTTCTTCCCGGTTCGTCATGTCTCCTCCTCCATCCTAACTTCGAGCCCCACGCACGCCCATGCGGCGCCCTCGGCGAGACCTTTCACGAACCAAGTAACTCTGGGATTACTGTAGTACTTTTTGGCTTCTTCTTTGGCGTCGTCGGCGTATATATAGATACACGCCATGTCTTCCGAACCGAAGCAGCCATGGTGCTTGATTGCGAGGCGAATGTACGCCGCGATGCGGATGATCGCGGTCTCCTGCCCGCTAATCTCCGTGGCTTCTTTTCCATCCGCCTCGGTGAATAATCTCTTGCGACTCTTGCGAAGCTCGTCCAGTTTCGCGTCCATGATATGAAGTACTTTTTCCGCATCTTTCAATACTTTCATGGCTCCTCCTACCTCCTTTCGCTGCCATTCATCACTCTTTCGAGTGATGTCAGTCAAGCATCCCTTTTCTCGCTTTCCTTCTGTGCACGCTCGATGTCTACCTTCATGGACATCCCGTAGAGGACGCCCATTTCGAAGTCCGTGACATGGACGCGGCTAGTCTTCCTTGCGAGGCTTTCCCAGTAGGTGCGACGCTCCGTGATTGTTCTTTCTGGCTCCATCAGTATCACCTCCTTTCTCCTTCCGCTATTCGCCCGCTGCGGGCGAGGTGGATCATCAGGGTATCATTACCCCCTCACCACCCTAAGCCCGCCGTTCGGCGGGCTGGTGGCTTCTTGTCCTTGTTCTACTGAAGGCGGCCTTCGCGCCATTCCTTGATGGCCTGTTTTTCGGCCTTTATTTCGAGGTGCAGGCTATCGCTGCAACTCATCAATCCGATTTCCTGGTAGGCTTCCGCCATCGTGAATGCCAGGCGGTGGTATCTCTCGCTGTCGGCCAGCTGGCCTTTGCGAAGGGCTCTCGAAGCATCCAGGTAGGCCTCAAGAACTTTATTCAGTGCTGTTTCTTTCATTTCGTTGATTGTCATGGTATTTCCTCCTTATTGCGTACACTCATTTCTTTGCTGTGCTTTGCTTTTGCTAACTCATATTATACTCGCATTTTTGAGTTAGTCAACTCATTTTTGTATTCAAATATTGAGTTTTTGTGCTTGCAAACACTATTCTTTCATGCTATTGGGTGTACGCATTATATTTGGAAGGCAGGCACAGATGCGCAGCATAGGCACATGAATAACATTGTTTGTCCCCTCCCTCGCCCATACGGATCTACGAGAACGGAGCCATTAAAAAGATATCTAAAAGGGAGTTTGTGAGAAGATGTGTCCCCAATAAATGAACGCGAAAAGGCACCGCTATATGGCGGTGCCTTTTTACAAAATTATCAAACGAACAATGTTACTAATTCGCCGTGTTCCGGTGGCTCTTCTATGCCTTTAATCTTCCAGTTTCCGAAATGGTTCATATCGTCAAAATTATTAACATTGCATTTGCAAAAGGAATTCTGCCCGCCCGTTTTGTCTTTCGCTTGCAACCAAACTTCTTTGATTTCAGGGTGATTTTTCAGATAGGTTTTTACCATCATACGCGTTCAATCCTCCGTTACAGCTTTAAAAAATACCTTGTTCCAGCGGCGGTATACCTTGCCTGGGGTAACATAGTCAATGAAGATGGGCTTTCCTGTGCGTTCGTCGTGTTCGGACTTGATTTCGTGGCGGTAGAAATGATATTTCCAACTGTTTTCTCCGCATGCCTTGTCACCCGCTTTGAGTTCCTGCCACATGAGGTATAAATCAGAAACGGAAAGAACCGCGACTTCATCCAAATCGTAGTCTCCGCCCTGATACGGGCAGACGGTGAAGTATTTATCTGTTGTAACTGTCTTCACAACGAAGCTCCCGTTTTCGCGGGTGTAAAGTTTGATTGTGTGTTTCATACTTACCTGCGTTAAGCTCTTGTCGATTTTGCTCATGGTGTTCCTCCTTGGGTGTTCAATAGCGTTTTAGTGTGTATCTTTAGGTTGAACCCATCATACCTCTCTTATATGAGTGCGTCAACCCATTTATTCGTTATTCGGAATGTTTTTTGAGTTTACAACTGCCGTAAATTGATGTATGATATGGTCAGAAAGGAGGTGATACTATGAAAACACCAAACTCGATGGATACACTTGGATCTAGACTTAGGGCTGTGCGTTTCTCCATCAAGCCAAAACCGTCGGAGGCGAAATTTGCCGAACAGTGCGGCACCACCAGAAATGCTCTCCATGAGTATGAAATGGGGCGCGTCGTTCCAACAGACACCTTCCTGCAGCTTGTATGTAAGAAATTTGACGTCAACTACTCCTGGCTTAAAACGGGGCAGGGGGAGATGCGCGATGCAGATGACCGCAGCATCGTGGAAGACGTCGTTGCCAGATACAATCTGGACGCCAACCAGAGAAGGATCATGGAGGTATTCCTCTTCATGGATCCGGAGAAGCGCGAAGACGTTTCCAATGCCTTTTTTGAGTTCATTGCAGGTTTTCATGACGATCTGCAGGCGGATGATATCCGCGCTGAGCAGGCCGTCGTGAAGCGTGCATTTGACCTCGAAAAAAAAATACAGAAGAAACGGCGAGAAGAGTCGAATCCTTCTCTCGATGTGGATTCTCTGGCACACAATATTGGCTAGCGATAGCGATCCCGACCCGCCACACCCACGTTATTTCTTCCCCATATAGGAGAGCATAGTCATGGACATGAATTACAATTTCATTATCCGAAACCGGCCAAGGAAAAATGGGAAGCCGAATTACCAGCTCATTCTATCTTATCGATCGAAGGATGGAACCTGGAAGCAGGCATCTAAAGGCGGCTATGCTCTCAGATCCTTGGCTGCATCAGATAAAGAAAAAGAAAAACTACTCGCTAAGGTGCAAAAGACCGGAGACATCGATGCCGTATTCGAAGGCATGACGCTCCGCGAATTTGGAGAAATGTATATATCCGGACGCACGACGCTCGCCCCCAACAGCATATTCGCTTACAGGCATCGGCTGTTTTCGATGTCAGATTTGTTGGATAAGCCGATGGTGGACATCACTTACGCAGACGTCAGCCGGATGATCAATGGTATGCGGCATGCCAGCTCGAGCATTAAAGGTTGCGTTACACTGCTGAAAACACTTTTCCGAGAAGCGGTCCGCTATCATGTCGTGACCGCCTCCCCCATCTCTGACTTCGTTTACAAGCCTCGCGAAGACAGAGCAGGCAAGCCGAAACTCCGAACGCTGAGCAAGCATGAAGTACAAGTACTGCTCCGATATGCACATGACCATAACCGGGAGATATGGATTGTACTCTGTCTCGCGGTCTACACCGGAGCCCGAATCGGCGAGATCCTCGCCCTCACCTGTTCCGACATCGACCTAGAAAAGCGAAGCATCATCATCAACAAGCAGCTGGCCGTTACGGATCCAAGCAATCATAGAGTACGCGGCATCGCACGAGTCAAATCGAAGTACTCGAACAGGACCGTCCCCATTCCTCCCGCTCTGGTAACAGTACTAAACGAGTATCTGGCTAAGCGCGTCCTCTACGTGCATCGCCGCCTGACGCATTACCGCACTTCACGCAGCATTAACTGTCTGATCAGTCGGTGCGTCCCCGGACACTCCGTACACGATCTCCGGCACACATACGCCACCCGTCTACTCGCCGAAGGCATCGATATAAAGACGGTCGCAAGCCTGCTTGGAGACACAATCACCACGGTCGAGCAGATTTACATTCATTACACGGATGAGATGCGCGAGAAGGCCGCAGATGATATAAACAGAATTTTTGGTTAAACATGTTTCGAACACACAAAAAAACACCCCCGATTCACACAGGAATCAGGGGTGTTTATTTTTGACGGATTTTTGACAAAGACAGCTTCTTGGCAAGAAAAAGCTAGGTTTTATCGCATCTTTCTTGGATTAACCTTTATCCTTGTAGTAGAAGGCGAGCTTCTCACCGATGGCTTCAATGGCTTCGGCTTGGTTCTCCTTTGCTGTATCTTTCTCTTCGACGGCACCCGCCTGGACTTTGAAGAGTTCTTCCTGAAGGCGCGCATTCTCGTCTTCCAACGACTCGATGGTGAGCTTCAGTCCTTCATTTTCATCGCGTTCCTGCGACAGGTTCATCTGCAGACTCTCCACAGTGCCCTTCAGCACCAGGATCAGCTGCCGTGCCACTTCCATGGCTTCCAAAGTATTTGCGTTCTGCATGTGTATCGCCTCCCGAGAAAAAGGGTCCATCCGGTGCAACAGGGTCGGAAGAGCCGACGTTTGAAAACAGATTGTTTCAGAACGACGGGAAAGCCCGACGAACCTCTTACGCCGCTATCCATGATGGCTCAGACTTCATTTCCTTTATTCTACCACAACTCTGTCTGTCTACTGTAAACTTTTCACAAATTTTTGGACATGTTCTCGATAGGCAGGGCCATTGGCTGCCATTTCCATCGTGTGACCGGCGCCTTGGAAAAGATAGAGCTCCTTTCTGGGACTGCCGGCTTCGGAGAAGAGGTCTTCTGCTTCGCCGTAGGGGATGAGCGTGTCGGATTTCCCGTGGAGGATGA